TGTGAGAGGTCATGCTCCGTGACTGTCGGCTTGCCTACGCCCTTGATTCTGACTGTGTCGCCGAGTCCCTTGATCTCTCCGCTGTACTGCTGATTTGTTCCGTCAGCGAATACGAATACTCTTTCGAGGTCTCTGTCGATTGCCTTCGACCAAATCTTTGCTTTGAAATTCTGATATGACATTGTGTTTGTTCCTTTCTGCTGAGTTAGTTACTATAGCCTGCCCATCGACCTCATGACCTTGTCCCAGTTGGCATCCATTTCTTCATCGGTCAAGTTGTCGAGTTCTTCGGATGTGTAGTAGTCTCGTTCAGCCTTGGTGTCGGATACTCTGCCGATAGCATCGGGTGCAAGTATCTTCTCCTTGAGTTCCATTGCCTTGGATGCGTAGTATGCTTCCTTGGTAGGTACTCCGTTGGCAATGAGCCTTGCGAACGAGTCCCCTAACTCATCCAATGACTTTACGTTCGGATCGATTGCCTGTACCTCACGTAAGCCTTCCTGCATGAGCCTGTCCACCTGAGCATTCAGCAGTTCGTCCTCAAGAGACTCGTAACGGGCTTTCAGGTCCTCGTAGTCTCTGTCCCTTTCGTAGTCCTGCCTGTACTCCTCAGGGTCTCTCTGCTCTGCGTAAGCATTGGCATTGATGACTAAGTCCTCTACAGACTCTCCGTCAAAGTACCTCTGAAGTGCCTCCATCATCTGACGCTTCTCGTTCTCCAGTGCCTGATTCTGTCTGCGCATTTCCGCAAACGCGGCATCTGCATCACTACGCTGATGTGTCGGCTGTTCGGTGCTTTCGGAATTATCCGTGTCGGGTGCAGTTTCAGCGACCTCCTGCGTTTCTTCGCTTTCGAGAGCTTCTGTTTCAGGTTCAGCGACTTCCTGAATTTCTGCGCTTTCGTTGTAGTTCTCGTCCATTTCATCAATTCCTTTCTTGTTAAGTTGTTAGATGACCTTGAATCGCTTCTCGGTCGATACGTATGCTTCGATAGCCTCTTTTGCCTTCTTCTCATCGGCAGTCTCACGGCTTTTCGAACTTTTCTTTTGCGGTGCTTCTTCCCATCCGCACCAGTTCTTGAGAGCAAAGTTCGTCACGTTCGGTACATACTTCTTCAGCATTGCTCCGGCAGCGATAGTGTCGGCGCACATATCACGCATCTGCTTCGACTCGGTCGGGTGCAGCCGGAACCATTCGTGTACATCTGCTCTCGGTTTCTCTATGTAGTCAGCAAACGTGGAGATAGTCGGCACGATAACGAAGCCATCAGCTTCCGTCTTCTTCAGGAAAGACTCGAAGCCGGACAGCATCGTGCTTGCCGACATCCCTTTCACGCCTTTTGTTAAATCTTTTGCCGTTATTCCTTTTGCCATTACTGTGCCAGTGATGCCTGTACTCCCTGATAAGAGCCGCCGCTCACTCCTCCTGTATTTACTCCGCCTCCGACTGCCATCGGATCAAGCGGATTCCCGTTTTCGTCTACTGGCATCTGTCCCTGTGCAAGCATCTCTTTCCGCTTTTCAACGATTCCTATGAGTACATCCTTCGGTATCGATGCGTGCTCAGGGTATGCCTGTGCGTATTCCTCGAAGGATATCTTGCCGTTGTTGAAGAGGTTCGTCAGTTCCTGCTGTGTCGCCATCTTCGACAGAGTCGTGTCTTCTGCTATATCGACTCGCACGTTCGGCATGATAGCTTCTATCTCTTCAGCGGATATCTCTACTCCGTCCATGCTGATGCCTTCAGGGTTGTATACCTTCCACAGTTCGAACCACAGCAGTGCTACGTTCTCAACGAAGTCCTGATACATCGAGACTTGCTCGTTCAGCGGTACTTGCTGTTGGTCTCTGATAGTCTGTGCCGCTGTACCTGATACTCTCGAAAGGTCGATGTTACCGAGCTGTGCATCGGATGCTCCTGCAAGTGTTCTCGACTCGTTCAGGAGTTCGTCACTAAGCTGTTTCGCATCTCCGCTCATAGCCTGCGGTGCAAGGTATGCGATGATGTTGCCGATGCTCTGCGCACCGCCGCCGTTCACCTTGAGTGCCGCGCCGACCTTGTCAAGATCCTCAGGATTCGACAGGAGCGAGTCGTCATATGCTATCCTCGGGAATGCAGTCTGCTTGATGCTGATTGACCTACGAGCGAGTGTCTTGTTCAGCTCAAGCTGATTCGGTATCAGCTGTTCTACTTCGCTCACGCCTCGTGCATCGTTCGGCAGTTCGAGCCATACCATCGGCACTATCGGATACATCGTCAGGCCTGTAGGATAGAGTTCACCGCCCTTTGACTGCTGTATCGGCTTGATAGGCTGATACATGACATTCTTCGTGCATCTGCCCACTGATACGATGCCTGTCTTGATGTCTTTCTCCATGTACAGAAGGCTCGTTATCTTGCCCTTGACTTCCTCTTTATTAAGGAGAGTTGTGGTCATGTCCTTGTCAGGCTGTATCAGTTCGATGTCCTTCTTCGATACGCCTGCAAGCCTTGCACGTTCCTTGACAAGTGAAGGCTCAAGTCGTTCCTCGATGATGATCCACGGCTGATCCTGTATCTCTACGATGTTCTCGTCACCGAGATGCATCTGAGTGTTGTGGATTATCTGCGGACTCTTGCGTGTGTCGCCGCCCTCGCCCCAGTAAACGTATGAATCTGCCTCGATGGATGCGTGTTTCAGGTTCTTCCATGCGATTCGGTTCATCTTTGCCTTCTCCCATGAGATGGCGAAGAGTGTGTTCAGCTTGTCTATCGTCTCGTCTGCCGTTATTTCTCTGACAGCAGGAGAGCCGTCAGGATTGATGCCGTCCAGTATCTGTACTGGCTCGCCGCCACCCATGTCAGAAAACAGTGCAGTCACCGAGTGCTGTGCAATGGTCGAGACTTTGTAGTCTACTGTTGGCTTGATGAAGTTCAGCATCGGCAGATTCTCCATGCCCTTGCTGTCTTCGACCGCTTCCCACTGCTTGCCTGAGTACATCTGCCAACACTTCTCTGTCTTCACAAGGATGCCCTTCTTGTCCATGTAGCTTTTGGACTTGTTGTAGCGATCCCAAATTCCGTAAATGTCTATTGCCATGTGCTATACCCTCGCGTTATCTATGCGTTCGAGCATGATCTCGTCTTCAGTCTTCTCTTTCTTCTTCTTCGGTTTAGGCTTCAGTATCTTCTTCTGTGCGTTTACGTTGTATCCGATGACGAAAGCTCCAATGGTGCATATCGGCATCAGAAACGACATCGCTAAAAGTGCGTATATCATTCAGATCACCTTTACCCTTCCGTGTCCCTTTGAGCCGTGTGACTTCGCCCAAGCAGGGAACATCTTCTCAAAGTAGTTTTGTTTCTTCTTTTGCGGTGAGTCGCCGCGCTGATATATGAGCCTGTTCAAGGCCTGACTCATGGCATCGACTTGGTCATCATGTGCCGCGTTAGGGAACGCACTGCACTCTTCCACGAAGTCGCCTGTGAACCGCTTGTGCTTCGGCAGATGTACGTTGCCCGACTCGATAGCACCGAGGATCGCCTGTACACGCGCCATCTTGCTTCCGATAGGCTGTATAGGTATCACGCCCGTCATCTCGTAACGGAGCATCCTGATAATGGCAGAGCCGTTAGCCCTGTCCTCTATCAGAGTCGTCTTGCATTCGGGGTACATCGCACGTAAGCGTCTGACCTCAACTATCGTGTCGGGGAATGACAAGTGCTTCTTCACCGCGTCTATAAGGTAGATGTCAGCACCAGTCTTGCCCCATACCTGTATAGCTACGAAGTCGGACTGGTCTTCGTCCTTGAAGGCCGCGTCCACGCTCATTACCCATGTATTTATCTGCGGAAGTTCCTCGTAGTATTCCCACCAGTCACGCTCGATGATGTTACCTTCCATAGCGGTAGGCCTGCCCTGAAAGAGTGCGTTCCATGTCATCGAGCCTTCCCTGCTCACGAGGCTCTTCTTGTACTCTTCAAGCCATGCGTTTCCCTTGCCAATCTCAGGACAAAGGGCATCACCTATCTGCCGACCAAGGAGGTCATTCCTGTCCTCGCATTCGCAAGGGAAGCGTAATAGCTTGATGTTCTCTTCTTCTGCAAGTAGCCGTCCTGCAAGGTCGTCCTCGTGCCAACGAGTCATGATCAGGATCACCTTCGAGTGCGGTGCAAGACGAGTCTTGAATGACATCAGCCACTCGGCGTATATCAGTTCTCTTCGGCTCTTCGAAAAGGCTTCTTTGTTGTTCTTGATAGGGTCATCGATTATCATCAGATTCGCAGGACGACCAGTGACACCTGTGCCTACGCCTCGGCTTATCATGCCGCCTCCGTGCTCCGCTATCTCGAACTCGACCGCCCTGTTACTGTCCTTCGCTACATGGATGCCGAATATCGACTCGCCGAACTCCTCGACCTTTCGCTTGTTGTTTCGACCGAACTTGATAGCAAAATCTTCATTATATGAGATCTCGATAACGTGCTTGTCAGGATGCCGTCCCAAGTACCACGATGGAAGCGTCTCAGTTATCGACTGCGATTTCCCGTGCTGTGGCGGTGTTGTGATCACCAGTATCTCGTATGGCTTGTCGGTCTCACGCTCTACGAAGTTCTGTACATATCCGCATAAGAATCTGTGAAAAGGTGTCTTCTTCCATGCACCCCTGTGTACATGCATCACATATTCGCAGTAGTCGGTCTGTAATATCGCGTTGTACGTTTCTACTGCACTCGGATTCCCCATTCACTCACCTCGATTTCCACATTTTTTGTAATTTTTTCTCAGGGCATACTTCCCCCTTTTTGCCGTTTGGGGATGACGGGTTGTCTCTACTTCGTAGCCGTCAGGCAATTAAAAAAGGACACCCTTGATCGGGTGTCCAACACACATCTGTTTTCAGGTGGCTGTTTTCAGGTGCTTTCCGTTTTGTGAATAGCACTTTTCAAGTGGTTTTCGATTTGTGAATACAATCTATATATATATAGAGAAGAGAGTCATACGATTGGGGCGGAACGGGTAGGAAATGAACTGTCCCGACCCTGTCCGCGCCCGTCTCTCAATCCCTTTATTTTCAACGCGTTGAAGGTCCTCGCTTGTAGGTGGGGCGCGGTAACTATTCCGTAAAACAGAATTGTCGGAACAGTTCTCTAGACCGCGGTCTATACCCCGTCCGCTTGTTAGCCTTCCTCTTTGCCGTGTCGGCCTATGACGTGCTGTCGTAACGTGTAGGGGATGTCTCGTAACGTGCTTAGGTTGTATCTAATTAATAGATACTTGATGCATTACTCATTTGTCAATCAATCTGTATACTGCTTTTGCATCTGAGCCAGTGCGGCGGCCTGCTGATCTGCTTCAAAGCCTGCGCCCGCTCAGAGCCTAAAAACGGCCTGTAGTCGGCCATATTATAGATCAAGCCAATATAATAAAATCGCTCTCAGGGCGAAATATGGCCGTATAGAGGCATATTTGCCTCAAGGATGTCTGATACCTTGAGATTGAAGATACAATATTCTCCGTGAAACAAAACCGTGAAACCATTGAAATTTCAACGCTTTCAGCCTCTAAAGTTATCCACATACCAAAAGAAAAAACAAAATAAAAAACGCCTTAAAACGCAAATTTTGCCCGCGTAAAAAAGTTTTCCACAAGCAAAACCGCAAGTTTTCCACATAGTTTTCCACACTTTCCACATATAAAATCCTGCCGATCTTGTCCGATTCTCTACATTATATAGATATATATAGACACTGCCTCAGAGCCTGCACCAGTGACCGCACGAGATCGGGCCGAAAGTCATATGTTAAGATATTCTTAACGATGCCAGGCTTTCATTAAGAAACTTTAACTTTACATAGTGCACCACCATGACTATAATTAGAATTGTCAGAGGGACACAGGGATGTGAACCAAGGCGGCGGGCTTCGGCCCGTGTCGCGGCACTGATCACCAGCCGCGCCCCCTGTTAGGGCAAAGGCGATCTCCCGCACTGGGTAATGTGCCACACCTTGACAACTTCATAATATGGCTGAGATGCACCGTTGCCGCTAAACGGATATCCAAAAACGGCTGTACGCGATGACTGTTGATCTTTAAGATCAGAAAACTCTGAGACAAGAGCACGAGCGGAAAATTGAAAACAACAATAAAGGGCGTTAGCCTTTTTTAGGCCGCACCTTCAGGGCGCGGCTTGATAAACGCTAACACTAATAAACATATTTTTTTATAGCATGGTGCGACACCATGAATACAGTCAAGGAGGTAAGACAATGACTAACAACGAAGCAATCAGAGCATATGTAAACGGCACAATGAAGCGCGGCGCGGTAAATCACATTGGATGGAATAACGACCGCTTCATAAACTACAGCACAGAACTCTGTCACATTGACAGAGAAGCAGGAACGGCACTTTTCAACACTCGCAAATATAGCGCAACAACAAGCAAGATACAGAGCCGCCTGAGATACGAACTGGAGGCGGCAGGATTTGAGATCATCGAAGTCGAAGGCGAGCCTGCTTACATATGGAACTATGGTTACATGGGCGCGGAACGCGTGACAATGGAAGATGTTTACAGATGGATTTAACACCTAACAAAGCGCATTCAAACGAGTGCGCTTGACTAGATGCTAAAACTATCAAACATACTCAGGAGGTAACGACATGAGAAGAGATATCACTAACATCGTAAACGCACTGGCGGCGGGCGTTCCTGAATATGCCCGCCTCTATGTGGATGTAATCAGAATGTACTATCTGATCCTCGATTACTGCAAGAGGCACAAGACAAGCCCACGCAGGAATGATTACAGACTGGACAATGGTCTGTTCTATATCAATGGTCAGGTGATCGAGCGGGTGCATCCGCTCCCGTCCAAGATCATGGATTCTTTAGAGGCTGAACACTGGGAAAGCCGCTGCTTATCAATGACATATGAGGAGGTATAGACATGAGATTCACAGTGGATGGTTACGAGATCGAGATCAAGGCGAAGGACATAGGTGACAAGAGATTCAGCAAAGAAGATACATTGTATTTTATGAATCAGCTTGCGATATGGATGACAGAATCAGCGCATTACACAGCTTTCGAACATCGCAACGATAACGGGTTCTATGACGGCGACACCGAAGCTATAGAGATCGGCAAGCGTTGCGGCGAATACCTAAGCAATGCCGCCGAAGAACTGCATGACCAGCTTGCCGCACTTGGATGCTATGACGACATCAGATAACCTTTAACAAGCCCGCTGACAAGCGCGGCGGGCTGATTAAATGCTATCAATGCGAACTATCAAGGAGGTAACAACATGAAGTATTTCAACATTAAGAACATCAGGTGCATCGAAGACCTGAAAAAGGTTTATTTCTCACTGGCTCAGAAGGTACACCCTGATCACGGCGGGAGCGAAGAAGAATTTAAGGCTCTCAATTCTGAGTATCAGTCACTCTTCCCGAAGTTTAAGGACATCCACAAGAACATAAACGACAAGGAAGAGACCGAGAGACGCGGCAAGGTATGGGAAGAATACTGGACAGCGAAAACACCATGCAAAGAGTGCGCGGATGACTTCATCAAGATCGTGTCCTTCCTGCTGACACTGGACGGCCTGAACGTAGAGCTGTGCGGCCGCTGGTTATGGATAGGCGGCGACACACGCAAGCATAAGGAAGTTCTTAAATCTATGGGCTGTAGCTGGAATGCTAAAAAGAAGCTGTGGTCATGGCACTACAAGGAAGACAGCACAAGCAACTGGAAGAAGCGCAAGGCGTGGGAAATGAACACCATCCGCGCGGCGTATGGTTCTCAGACATTTTACAAGGAAGAAGAGCAGAAGTTGATAGCGGGCAAATAAAGCCCGCTTTTAGTTAGGAGGTAACGACATGGCTATAGACAAGAGACTGATTGACAGAGCACGCGAATTATTCGCAACAGTATATGATGACGGCGACCGCGTAAGAATTTACCCAACAAGTTTTCACTATGAAACGCCGATCACCTTCAGAACAAATGAAGCACTGGCTGAGTACATCGAGTACGAAGAAGAGGCACTGGCTGACTTTTACGGGGAACTATCAGAGGACTTTATCTAAGGAGGTATAGACATGAAGAGGCTCACATACAACAACTATCTGAAAGCCGCTAAGATCGTGCGGGCTAAAGGATGGACTGACGACAAGGAAGTAGACAAGATTGTTCGCAATGCATTCGAGCTTTGCGAAGGTAACAACTATCAGATGCCAGTGGAATGGTATCTGTCTATGATCGTAAAGCCTTAGGAGGTGCAGATATGAAGAGATATGTGGACGGGATCGGCTACACCGAAGTCAAGCCGACAAGGCTTGAGGAATTGCCAAGGACGGCAATCTATTTTGTAAGTGATGAAGACACCAATTACTACATCGAAGGTTGTTCGGATGTGGTTTACGCAGTTAGTCAGGAGGCATAGACATGGGCGTGTGGGAAATGACCGCAGTAATCGTTTATAAATCGCTATGGTGGATACTTCCCGCACTGGGAAGCATCGTAGCTATGGCAATCACAGACAAGGAGGATGAATAAATGAGTGCTTTTGACGCATGGGAACTTGACGACATGATCGGAAAAATCGAAGACATGGAACAGAGCTTCAGGGATCGCGAAAGCGAGTACGCCCCAAATGACTTCGAGGCTTTTATGAATCACTTGGAAAACGCAAAAAGGCTTCTGTATGAAGCATGGATATTAGTATAGCCCTTAACAGACAGCATCTGCATGGTGCTGTCGATTAAAGGCTATCAGAGATCAACGAGGAGGTAACGAGATGTTTGACACAGAAATGGGCATCAGAGAAGAAGACAGAAAGCTGTTGGATATTCACAGCAATCTGTACCCGTTCGTACACTACGGGCAAAGCAAATACGGATGGTACATTGAGTCCTGCGATTATGACGAGAGCTTTTGGACTTACGAGGAGTTCATTGAGTTCATCGAGGCAGAAGTTAAAGAGTCCCTGCTCACCTACGCAATGAACGGGGAACTGAAAGAGTTGGCTGAGACACTTGACGAGGAGGTATAGACATGAAGAAGTACAGAGAGATGAATGAGTTCGAGAAACTGGCATACAGAAATTGCAGAAACATATTCAACTACGAGGTCGGCGGATGGTACAACTGCATTCTTGACGGATGCGAGGAGTACATTCCTGATTCTCTCGATGACGCAAAGCAGATCATCTACGATGAAACATTGACTTGCCATTCGAAGGGTGACGGTCACTTCTCTATCAGAGAAATCCCCGAAATCAGATTCGCGGGTGCGGCGTTCATCAGAGAGTGCGTAGATTACTGGTTCAAGAAAGACCCCGATGGGGATATCGCAGAAATCAGCGAAGCAAAAAGATGGGAGGCATAGACATGATTAAAGAGAGAACAGAGGAAAAGCTGATACTCAAGTATGTGCGCGACATCCTGCACGCAACAAGCGCGGAAGAACTGAAGGATATCGACAACCATGTTACATTCAATGACGATGTTTCAATCACGGGATATGCGATCATCATGAATGTCATCACGATCAAGGAGGAGACACTAAAATGACATTCCAGTACGCACGAAGAGCCGTTGGCAGGCTCAAGCGATTCAGAGATATCTACGAGGCCGTTCCCCTGACTGAGTCGGGGGAAGAGCTTCCGATAATGACCGAGGAAGAAATGGAGTTCCTGACATGGCCTAAGAAAGTTATAGATTACGAGATCAGAGACGGCATCATGTATTGCCGATTGGAAGGAGTCAAATAATGTTAGAGTTCATGATCCTGATGGGCATCCTGTTCCTGCTGAGTAAGATACCAGTGGGAACAGCTACCCCTAACGAAGATTACAATCCGCACAACAACGGCACGGCAGATGCTTACATCAAGCACAATTCGTGGGAGTTCAAGAGTGTGGAAGACGCAATGGAATACAGAGAACTGAGGTCAACTGGTTGGAGAGGCAATGCGGATGACTTCTACAGATGGAAGGAGGAAGAGTAATGGATAAGGCACAGCTTATAGATGCTACCATCAAATTGATGGAGAGACAGTTTGATTCGTATAACAGAATGTACAACCACTTCAAAGAACAGCTTGAGGATGAGGCGAGAAGAAAGATTCCGCACGCGGGATCACTGATGAACTACGCGAAAGAATTGGATAAGTATTCCGCACTCATTGATATCACAGAGGAACATCTTGATCTCGTCAAGGGAATCAGGGAAGCGAACGAGGAAATATAGCATAGTGTATCACAAAAATGATATACTATGCTGAAGGAGGTACACATCTATGGGGAAAACGAGTTCAGAAGTATCGGAAAGATACAAGCGCAAGACATACAAGTACATTCCGTTGCGGCTGAGATATGATTCTGATAAGCATCTGCTTCAGTTTCTTGAAGACTATAAAGATGTCATCGGGACATCGCAGATATTCAGAGAGGCTTTAACGGAGTACATACAAAACAACTATCCGTATTACGGGAAAGACTAAAGCAGGGGTTTAGTCCCCTGCTCTTTTTTATTTTTTGGGATCATACGGCTCGTCCAACGGCTTCCACGCTATGACCTCACCAGTGATATCTCCCATAGCGAACTCGCCCCATCCTTCAGTCTTCTCCCAGTATTCGCCAATCGATACCTCAAGGTCTTGGTACTTGCTCCAAAGTATCGTGATTAGTACGGGCTCAGGGCTTTGTGGTAGCCTTTCGCTACATGGAATCCATTCCTGCATTAGCTTCCTCCTTAGTTCGGCATTACGATGTTGGTGAACTTCGTGAGTGCGATCTTCTTTATCTTCTTCAGTTCCTCGAAGTTCTTTATCCCTGCATGGTCAACGATGTAGTCATCATCGTATCGGTCTATCAACCACCATTGTAGCACAAGTCTCTCGACTTCGGGAAGGTCATCGAGTCCAAGTCTTACCATTCCACAATACATTTCGTACTCAGCCTCACGGAGTTCGAGTATCTTCTCAAGCACTTCCCAGTCCCCTCTATCAGTTCCTGCTACAGGATCAGCTACGAACTTCCTCGTAGTATTCAGTTCCACCTCTATCGCTGACAGAGTCTTTCGGTTCTTGGGGTAATCCGCTATAAGCTGAATTACATCGAAGTTCCAATACCTCATGGCTCGTCTCCTACTTTGCGGTCGGTCTTTCCAAGAAGCATGACATCCATACACTCCATTCGCAGTTTCTCAATTTCCTTCATTGTGACAATGGTTTCTTTCCATCCTACTGTAGGCTTAAAGTATGCAACTTCGTATAGGTCATCGTCTACGGAATAATTACCCGACTCATCTCGCGATTTCTCGCCTAAAATGCAGTCATAGACCATTTCCCTTACCTCGTCTATTTCTCGCTTCATATCGGCGATTAGGTCGGCTGTAAGCCGCCATGTCTGTTTGTTGATGACCATCGGCACAGTGCAGTAATTTGCGCCCTTGACGCTGACATAGTTCCTGCACTTCTCGCACTCAGGATAACAGCATTCTGTCGTGGGATTTGCCGTATTATCCGTCACTTTCTCAAGTGGTCTCCTGCGGAGATCCTGTTCTCTTGTAATGAAGCCGTCAGCTTCTATCATGATTTCATCTACTCCCATTCTTCTTCGTCTTCCTCCTCAAATTCTCCATCACAGTCATCGCCGTA